TATTATATGAGCCTGTAGTATTAGCATCTAAGGCTAGAGCTCCAACAGCTACGTTTTCCGTTCCAGTTGTGTTTGATGCTAAAGAGTTATATCCAAGAGCAGTGTTATTATCAGCAGTTGTGTTTACTTGTAAAGCTAATCTTCCAACAGCTGTATTCTTATCTCCAGTTGTGTTTGTAGTTAAAGCAGCTTGCCCTATTCCAACATTTTCTGCACCTGTTGTATTAGCGTCAAGGCAATTCATCCCCATAGCAGTGTTATTTGCTCCAGTTGTGTTTGCTACTAAAGCAAAAGCTCCTACGCCTGTATTGTTATTAGCTGTGGTATTATCTCCCAAAGCCGCTCTACCCAAAGCAGTATTGTTATCTCCAGTTGTATTTGCACTTAAAGATGCCTGTCCAACTGCTGTATTATCGGCTCCTGTTGTATTTGTTGTTAAAGAATTATACCCAATAGCAGTGTTTTTATCTGCTGTAGTATTAGCATCTAAGGCATTAGTACCTACTGCTACGTTTTGAGTTCCAGTTGTGTTAGCACCTAAAGAGCCAGTTCCTACTGCTGTGTTATTACTTGCTGTAGTATTAGCATCTAAAGCTAAAGCACCTATTCCAACATTATTACTTCCAGAGGTATTATTTTCTACAGAAGCCCTACCTATACCAATATTAGAAGCACCTGTAGTATTAGCACCTAACGCATTTTGACCTACACCAACGTTATAAGAACCTGTAGTATTTGCATCTAATGCACCTTGACCTACAGCAACTATTCCAGTTCCAGAAGTCAACTCTGTCAGTGCATTTTTACCAACAGCAGTGTTGTTTGCACCAGTAACAGCAGCATCTAAAGCATTTTCTCCAAAAACAGTGTTACCAGGAACAGCATTAGCACCTTTACCTGCTGTTATAGAATTTATAGTTGCGTCTTTGTTAGAAACTGTTAATCCATTACCATCTATGTTTGCAATCTGAGTAGAGTTAGAAACAAAACCAATACTACCTGAACCTGGTCTGATTAGGCCGGTGTCGGTATCATTCGAGAACGTAATGGAGGGAGAACCTGTCGATCCGTCTGGAAATGTACCACCTGCATTTAGATAATCAGCAGTTGCATATATTATTCCAAAGAATGCATGTCCATTTGTAGGGGCAGAACTAAAAACTATATTTGTTCCAACTAAATTAAATCCTGATCCACCTGTAGGATCAGGTTCTTGAATAACACCGTTTACTGATATTAAAACTTGTTGAGGTGATTTTGGAAAAGGTACTGGAGCAGACCCAGCTACTTGTAGAGCAAATGATGTAGTAGAACCATCAAAACCACTACTGATGTCATCAATTAATCTGTAATCATCAGCAGATCGAATATTATTTCCAATATATGGCATAGCAGATTAACCGAAAATCATCTAAGTATCTCTGTTTATTTTAAGCTCAGTAAATATGAGTATTTTTAAGAATTTGGTCCAGAAGCGGAGGGCTGAGTCGGCCATACAACATCTGTGATTACTGTGTAAGTTTGAGGAATATCTCTTAAGTTCTGTCTATAAGCAGACCACTGAGCCTGATCAACACTGCATCCAGGTATTACAGTCCAATCTGTGGATTTTAGAATGTAATTTCTTTTAGTTCTAATATTTTCCCAAGTGGAATCATCAAGTTCTAAAACTTTTTCTCCATAAACAATTATTTCAATTGCCTCAACTTTTGCTTTAAGGCTTTCAAAGTTAACAGATAAAGTTACCAGATCATTATTTGTTGTTAATCCCATCTTAGGTCTGTTCTAGATAACTTACGGTAACGTCAATTGCAGTGGCTGTATCAGTTCTTACTCTTAAAACATCACTAGATTCCATAATTACTTTTGACCCACTTATCAATTCAAGAGAAGATCCTGCAGGAACAGGTGCATTTCTTAAAAGAAAAACATCATCTCCCGTATTAGTCACTAAAAAAACATCTACGTCTGCACTAGATCCCGTCTTATTTGAAACAAGAATACTTAAAAGAATTAATGTAGCAGAAGCACCAGCGGATAAGACATTTGCAGATGAACTCGTATGTGCATCAGTTGTGCAACTAGATTTTGTATCGACTTTGAAGGTGTTTGCCATATTATCCTAAAGCAATAATTAATGCTAAGTTTTCTCCGGAATCAAACCCACCTGTTACTGAAAGATTTCCATTTACTTGGACATTTCCTGTAAAAGTGGCAGCTCCATTAGCATCTATTGTAAGACGGCTAGACCCACCAGTTACTAAAGCTATTTCATCTGCAGCTGGTGATATTAAACCTGTATTTGGATCTCCTGCAAATTTTAAAGCACAACTAGTAGTTGTACCTCTTTCAAAAACAGAATTTGTACCATCCTGCCTTAATAATGGGAATCCACCATTTGTTAATGCATCATGTATAACAGCAGTTTTTAACGAGGTATCTACTGTAACTTCTCCATCAGCACCCTTAAAACTAGAGTGCTCAGCTGTTGTTACTCTTCTAAATTGAACTTGGGTTGCCATAATACTATCCTAATGCCACTGCTATTGCAGTAGCAAATTGTTCAGTGCTGATTGTCCCATTACTGTCTGGAACAGTCATGGTTCTAGTTGTACTACCTGAAATTCCAGAACACTCAAAAGCTAATTGTTTTGTGTTATCTGAGTTATCTCTTACTCTAAACCCATTATCATTTGTCACTACAGCAGAAGAAGTTACCGAGGATAATCCAGTTATAGTAGTAGCACTTGACCCTAAAGATATAGCTGTTGATCCAACAGTTACTGTGCTATTTGCTAACTGAGCATTAGGAATTGAACTTGTAGTAAATTGACCTGTCCCACTGTTATAACTTAATCCTGAACCAGCAGCTACACTTAAAGATCCTAATAACACTACAGTGCCACCTGCGTCTGGAAAAGTTATTGTTCTATCTGCAGTAGGATTTGTTACTGTAAGTGTTGTCTCATTACCATCAGCTCCACTACCTTCAAAAACTATATTTCCACTTGCAAGAGTTATTGAATTAGCTGCATCAGTAGAACCAGATATTAATGTAGTTCCAATCAAAGTTGTAGATGTTAAAGATGAAACACCGGCTATTGTGGTTGCTGTTCCACCAAGAGATATAGAAGTACTTCCGACTGTTACAGCAGAGTTAGCTAGATTACTGTTGGCAATTGATGATGCAGTTGATAATATAGTTCCTGTCTCATTTGGTAATGTAAGAGTTTTATCTCCACCTGTTGCATTTGCAGCAGTCAAAATAGTTTCATTCGCATCTGCACTTGATCCTTCAAATGTAATATTTCCACTTCCAATCTCAATAGCATTAGCTGCATCCTCAACTCCTGCTATTAAAGTTCCTGAAGCTAAGGATGTTAATCCTGTAAAAGTATCTTGAGTAGCTCCTAATGAAACACTTGTACTACCAATAGTTAATGATGAATTAGCTAACTGTCCATTAGGTATTGCAGAGGTTCCAAATTCTCCTGTACTTGAGTTATAAGATAAACCTGATCCAGCAGCTACACTTAAATGAGCTCTTGCCTCTGCAGCAGATGGTCCTGTATATGTAATTACTCCTGTGGAATTATTATATGCAAGACTCCCATCCCCACCACTGTCAGTCACTGATATAGCAGCTCTAGATCTCGCATTAGTGTAATAAAGATTTGTATTTTCTGTTAAATCATTAGTTGTATTTCCAGCAAAATCTAATTTATCAGAAGAAGAATTTAACTCCTGAAATAAACCTGAGACTAAGACAAGTGCCTTTCTTGTTGCCATTTTATATTCCGATACAATTCAAAAAATTAATTATTGAACTGTTAGTTATTTCTATTTTACGTCTAGTAAACTGTCAGCTTAAAAGAATTGGAGGTTCAATTTTTATAATAAATTGACCTGTAGAACCAGCCTCTCCTACTCTTGTTAAATAATTTCCTGAGCCTGTAGGAGGTGTGTCAGTTATAGCTCCTGCAGAACTAGCAGATAAAAAATACAAATCTCCAGTATTTAAACCAGCTGTAGTAACTAGTCCTCTTGTAATTACTCTTATTTCAGAACCTGAAGATTGAGTAGTTTCGGCAATTCCAGCAACCTTTGCTTTATCAAAAGTATCATTAGCAATTGCTTTTCCTATAAATCCATCTGAAGCTCTTGAATATACAGCATCACCTTGACTGACATCTTCAAAGGTTGTAGTCACATATCCAGTAACTTTAAAAACAATCGGAGAAGGAAATGTTGATTTATAATCTAAAAGAACTTCAACAAAACCTTGAGCGTTAGGTTGATAAGGAACATTATTTTCTACACTAGACATTAACTTAGTTTAATAGGTGGTTCAATTTGTATTGCAAAACTAGTTGAAGTAGCAGCCTCTCCTAGTCTAACTACAGCCTGTCCAGCACTAGATGGTGGAGTCAAAGTTATAGCACCGGCTGTGCTTGGTGAAAGAAAATATAAATCACCAGCATCTAAACTTGTCATACTTTTAATACCTACAACAACAACTTTTACACTTGCATTAGCACTTGCTGTAGCATTTGCAAAGCCAACAACAGTTGCAGCTTCAGATGTTCCATCGGCTGCAGTAGCTTTTCCTACTTGACCATCAGATGTTCTCATATATAAGGCATCTCCTTCAGTAACATTTTCAAAAGCTGTGGCATCAAAACCAACTTGCAAAGGTGCAAAACTTGGAAATCCTTCTTTCAAATCTATGACTGCATCACATAATCCTCTATAATTAGGTTCATATGGTTCACGAGTCATAG